AAGTCTGTATTACTTTTTCAAGAAGTTTATAATATTCTTCAAAAGTAAAATTTTCTTTAGATTTAGCTGTGGTTATAGTGAATGGAGCAGGCATTATAAAGTAAAATTACGTTTTGATGTTAATACTCCTTTATCTAATTGATTTTCTAAAGATTCTAAAGTTAGAACTAATTGAGACATAGGGGCTAATAAAGTAGGAAATACAGCTGGACTACCTGGAGCTACAGGTGCTGATTGTAATGTTTTTAATGTATTTGTTAGTTCTTTGACAACTGATGTTAGATTTTTTAATAAATCAACTGTATTATTTCCTAACATTAATGGTTGGTTAGCTAAATCTTCTTTACCTAAAAATATTTGATCTGCTTGAGTTATAAATTTTTTAGTATCAATATTAACTGATTCTACTGAGTTTAAATTTATAGATTTAGCTGAGCTTAATAATATATGATCCTGATTAGAATTAAATACTAATCGGCCTGAGTTTAATAATATTTGTTTGCCACTATACTTATTTGGTGAAGTGGGTGGTGTTGAATAACTTATATAGCTAGTACTGGAGGCTTGTAAAGGAACTTGTTGGGTACTAGTTAAAGTTATAGATGAATCTGAGTTATTGATATTTTCAACAATTGGGATCCAACCTTCTTCACTTTGTATTCCCTGTCCATTTCTAATAATAGTAATGGGGTCTCCATTTTCACCAGTTGCAGACCAATTATTAGGAGTATCTTTAACAGTACTACCTAAACGTATTGAATTACCCCATCTACCTTCATATATAATATCTCCTTCAAAAGGTAAAAGCGGATGAATATTTGAACGTTCCTTAAAAGTTTTACCTAAATAAATTTTTGATGGTTGAGTTGTAGGTATATTTGTATTTCCAGCTTCACTTTTAAGATAATTTTCTATTTTAGAATCAATTTGATTTAAAGAAGGGAGAGGCGGAGTATTTAAACTAAAAGGATAAGCATTATTATGAGGATTATTAAAAATATTAGTGGCAGTTATATAATATGATAAATTAGGTTGAGAGATTAATTCATTTTTATCTGGGGTACCTATTATGTTATTTCCTTTACCTTCAATTATATATACTATTTCATTAATTAAAGGATAATTTTTTATATTAGGATAAAGAGGTAAAATTAAAGAATCATTTTCATATGTTGTGATACAACCTAAAGTATTCCATCCTCCAATATTTTCAAAATTAGGATAAGTACTATCTAAAACAATACTTTTAACTCTATTAGTAATTAAAAAATTGCTAGAGTTTCCTAAAGAAATATTTGATCTTATATTAGAATTTTGGCTTCTATTTAAAGCACTAAAACCATAATCCCCTATAGCCATTACTCTTTAGATTTTAAATTCTCACCTAATTTATTTATCTCTCCTAACAATTGAGCTTTTTCTTCTTCAGATATAGTAAAACCATTATCAGAACCAGCAGCGTTACCTGCGGCAATACAACGTTGGATGATAGTAGCCATTTTAATGAGTTGTTCGTCGTTTTTAACACCAATCTCTAAATATTCTTTAATTAATGGAACAATTAAAGTAGCATCACCAATATCATCAATTAATCCTTTTAGTTCTCCTATTAGGGTAGAGATTTGTTTTTCTTTTTTCTTTTGGTTAGAATATATTTCCTCAAATAAATCTTTGAGTTTCTTATCACCAAAAATATTAGAATCTAAACTATCCATAATATTTATTTTGTCATAAATATGACCTAGTGAAATTTTATATATCCACTTTCTAGATAGAACATATAATTACGCTTAAATATATCGTAAAGTCTATCAGCTATTTTAGTAATTTTAGGAGTTTTAGCGTCAATAATTTCTCTGATGTAGATGTATAATGCTTTTTTATTAAATACATCTAAATTTTCTCGTTTTCTAAATAACTCAAGAATAGCATCAGCTATTTTAGCATCGTTTTCCTTAGGAAATAATTCGTAAATATTATTAGTACAATACTCTACATATAAATCCATGAATAAAGCAATTTTATCATTATGTGATAATTTATCACTAGGTGAATTGTTTTCTTCAATTGTGTAACCTATAGTAGGATCATCCTCTAAAGTTAAAATAGGTATGGATGCTACTTTTTTCTTATAATTCTTATCATTATATAAGATCAACCATCGTTTAACAATTGTACCAAAATATGAATACGCTTTAGCTCCTTTAGATGGGTCAAATAAATGAATTTTAGTTAACAAAAATGTTATAATCTCATGTTGCAAATCCTCAATATTTTCAACTTCTGTATGGTAAAATTTAAATGTATGAATAATATTTTGGGTTAGTTTGAAGAAAGGATAATGAATCTTATCACTATATATTCTACTTTTTTCAACTGGATCTATACTGATATTATAGGCTACAATTGCATCTTCAGTTTCCTGAGTGAAGTAATTCTTTCGGGACATATTATTTTTTAGTATTAAAATCATTTAATTGGTCTTGTAAAGATTTAATAGTCTTAAAAAAGAATCCTACTTCATCATCACTATCAAATGATCCTTTAATATCAACTTCTTTAATTTTTTTATTAGATATTTCAATAATATCAGATATATTACTCATATAGTTTTCATATCTAGTAATAATATCTTCACATTTTTCGTTTTTGCCTAGTAAATTATAGGTAGTATAACCTAATACAAGCACTAAAATAGATAAAATAATAGTTAATAACATGTTAATTTATTTTAAAATGAAAAAAGGTCGTGACTAATATCACAACCTTTATTTTTGATTTATATTAATTAATCTTTAAAAAAATCATTCATTACATTCTTCAAACCTTCACTTTTGATAGTTCCTAAAGCTTTAGTTTTAGTAGGTACTTTTTTAGATGACGGTTGATTATTGTCTAATATAAAATTCTTTTTTCCTGGAGGCAAGTTACCTTTAAGTTTTGGCAACCATTCTCTTTCAAACTCAATACGAGCAGCTAAAAGATCAGCCTGATGAATAATATATATAAGTGAAGTACGTGGTTTAGTTTCTGGAATCCAAGACATTAAATATGGCTTATTAGCATCATCATATAACCCATCATGTAATTTAATTGTCAACATTTCATTTTTAGTAAATGAAATACCATGAGACATAAGTAAATGTAATCCACGATCCGGAACTGACATAAATTCAAGTCGATCATTAAATTTATAATCTTCTCCTAATTTTTCTTTACGCCACTGATCTGTTTGAGGTATATATGCTTCGTTTTTTTCATCACCCATTTTGCCTAAATCATGATTCATAGCTGAAAATACTAATTCTTCAACTGTGTAAGTAGATGTGTCAACTCCAAATTTTTCCCAAACGTTATGTAATTCAAGAGCAGCTTTGATAACACGATTAACGTGTTCAACATATCCTCCTGGGAATGCATTGTGGTATTCTTTTTTATGAGCGGCAGGCATTAATATAATACGTTCTGCGTATTTTTCATAGAACGTTTTTAATTCTGAAGCTCTAGGTTCAGAAATATAAGTATCAATGAAGGATAAAAATTCATTCCAGTTTTCCTGGATTTGTTCAGCTGTTAATTTCATGTTAAACTCGATTTAGCTCGTCACCAGTTACTGGCTCAGATGATACATAACCTCTAAGTTGTTCGTTTGTTTCTTTCATTTCCTCTAAGATTTGATAGCAAGCATCACGGTCTCCTCTATTTAAAGAGAGTGCTAATTTATTGATTTTAGAATCAATGGTGTCTAATTTTCTTAGAACTGGTTCTCTGTTTCTCATGTATATTTATATTAGTTTATTCCCTTACCCGTTTTATTCATCTATCTCTTTCTCTCGTTTCTTTATGTCTTATGTTTCTTTCTCTTTACCCGTAATATTAATATATGATGTAAAGGAACTAGGGCCAAACTTAAGACAAAAACTCTTTAACTTTATCTTGAATTTCTTTTAATAAGACGCACTTTTCATATCCTTCAATTCCCTCAAAAAATCTTATAGCTGCCTCTAATGAGTTATATAATACATCATCAGATTTAGTTTTAAGACATTCCATATGAAAGGAATTATGAACATTTAAATCTTTAATATAATCCCAAGCTCTATTAAACATTAAATATTCACCCGCTCTTTCTAACGTTTCTATATCACTATCAGGAGATATATTTTTAAACATTTTAGCAGTATATTTTTTAAAAAATAAATGATTAGCTATAAGTTTATTAAAACCACCAATCCAATAAAGTGGATGTTCGGAGAAGTCTACCAATAAACTAACATCATCCGTTTCTTTTTGATCATCATTTTGATCAAAAACATCAAATATTTTATTAAAGTCCATAATACTAGAAAAAAAGCCCCATATTATTGTTTATAAATATGAAGCTCTTTTCAAATGTTTACTATTATTAGTTACCACAAGGTACAGTATCAGCATAAGTTGTATCACATTTAATTGTGTCAACTGCTGGTTTAACTGTGTCTATAGGTTTAATAGTGTCAGCTGCAGGAGCTGTTTCATTACTACCACATGATACCATCATAACAGTAAGAGCTAAAGTTAAAATTGTTGTTTTCATATGTAATAAATATATAAACTTGATTTTAATACTACAAATTTAAATATAATTTTTTCCAATTACTTTTATAGCGTTAATAGCTTCTTTAAGAGAAATATCAAAAAATTCACGTTGATTACTTGTTCTAAACTCCTTAAGATATTTATGAAGTTCACGTTCCATTTCTCCTCCTCTACTATATAATTTATAAATAAACTCAACCTTAAATGGAGTTGGAACACCCGTTGCTTTAGAAAGATCTTTACGTCTTATTTCAATCTCTTTACCTGTATAACCAATTTTTAATAACCCAGGGTAAGTAGGATTAGACATAATATATATGATTTCTTTTCCTTCACCTATAGTAGGGATAGGTTTTTTAGTTCGTTTAGTGAAATAAGCCACTTGCTCCCAACCATCATCAGTAGATGTGAGGGTATAATATGATAAAAAGTTATTTTGAAAGTCTTCTTCAGCAGATATATATTTCTCGGACTCCTCTACTGTAATTCTTTTAAGGGGTTTAAAACGTTTTTCCATAACTTTTATTTATTAAGAACAATATAATCCATTTCGTTAAGAGACTCTATTCCTGATTCATTAATTTTATCAAGAACATCATCAACTGATACATTACTAAGTATAAAAGACTTAATTTGATCTTCTTTACCCTTAAACATATTAAGGATAGGAGTATTTTTAGTAAACTGAGAAGTTACATCAGTAACACTATAGTTAATATTATGTTTTTCAAAAAGACATTTAATGAAAGTAAGGTACTCATCAGTAAATAATCCAATAATATAAACTCCTGTATCTTCAAGAATAACTTGATTTAGTTCAATTTGTTCTAAAGTGTTTAGATCCTCAATAGAAATATCAACAGAGCTAAGATCTTCAGTACCTTCGAGTTGTTCAATTTTGTAAATAATCATAACCTTTATTTTTAAATATTAATCAATACCTAATGCTCCACAAATCAATCCAAAAATGAAAGCAAATGTAATTGTACTTAACAAAGCAACATATGGAATAGCAGCTGGAATAAGAGTCTGTAACAATGTCATATCTACATGACCTGTAAGTCTCATTGCTTGAAGAACAAGTGAAACAATAGCTCCGATAATGATTCCGATTTGGTAAATTGAGAGACGCTTTTTCATAGCTTACTGTTTTTAGTTATTAATATATTATAAATATATGAGCTAACTTTCTGTAGGCCAAATAAAGAGTTTAGGGGATATC